CCGACCGAGATCAAAACAGCCGGCGCCCAGGTCGCCAAAGAGGCGGCAGCGGGCAAGTTGTACACGGCAACGCAGAAGGAAGTGCAGAGCAAGACGGTTTCGGCGCAGTCCGGCACGTCAGTGAGCAAGACCTACGTGGCCGGATCTATTGATCAGTCGGCGGGTGTGAACTTCGCCCTGGCGCTGCTGGAGCCTTGGATCAAGCGCTCCTGCGTGATGATGCTGAGAAGGATCTGATCATGGGTATTCGCGATGAAATTCAGGCTGAAATGGCTGAGGCGTTCGACGATCCTGATGGCCTTGCCGATGCGGTGAGGCCGGTGACAGGTGTGCGCAAGGTTGCGGGCGAGTACGACCCTGAGCTGGGCGGCGTGACGCCGGAGACCACCACCACTTACATGGGGCGCGGTGTTTTGGGCAGCTACCTGTCCAAAGAAATCGATGGCTCCCTGATCCAAACCACCGACAAGAAGCTACTGGTTCTGCAAAACGAGCTGTTCGTGTCGGAGATCGGTGTTCCGACAACGGTACCGGCTGCCCCGGCCATCGGCGATATCGTCAACGAAATGCGCGTGATGAACGTGTCTGCGGACCCTGCTGATGCAACGTGGACGGCGCAACTGAGGAAATGACATGGCCGCTCAATCCGGCAGCTTCGCCCTGAGCTTGGCCGAGTTCGCCGCGCAAACAAGCGAAGCTATCGACGCCAGTGTGCGCGAGATCATCATCGAGGTCGGCAGCAGCCTGATCCGCATGTCTCCCGTCGGCAACCCGGAGATCTGGGCGCAGAACGCAGTGGCGACCGAGTACAACAAGGCCGTCGACGACCACAACAGCGCTTTACGCAGTGACCCGGCCAACCTCACAAAGGGCGGCAGACTGAAGAAGGGCCGCAAGCTCAACGACGGCATGGACATCAAGGCGCCTGAAGGCTACGTCGGCGGCCGGTTTCGCGCGAACTGGCACATCTCTCTCGGCGTGGTCGAGAGCGTCACCTTCGACGAGGTTGACCCGACCGGCGCCGAGACTACCGCGGCGCTGGTAGCAGCAATGAGCGACTTCTCCGCCGGCCAGATGGCCTACATCATCAACAACTTGCCTTACGCGATTCCGCTGGAGTTCGGTCATTCGACCCAGGCCCCCGGCGGCATGGTCCGGGTAACCGTGGCTCGCTTCCAGCAAATCGTGTTGGAGGCCATCAGGAACAACCAAGTATGAGTCACGCCATCATCGCCTCGATCTACGAGGCAAAGCTGATCGCCTGGAACAATGCTAGGCAGGAGAGGCTGAAAATCGTTTTTGAGAACATGGCCTACACCCCGGCGGCAGGTGAGACCTATCTGCGGGCGTTCACCATTCCGGGCGACACGGCGAGCAACACGCTCGGCGGCGACCACCGACTGCATACCGGTGTGTTTCAGGTGAGCATTATTTGCCCGGCCGGCACCGGTAAGGCAAAAACCAACCCTATTGCCGCCGAGATCATCACGTTATTTCCGCTTTATGTGCGCGACGTGAAGAACGGGTTCGTAGTTACGCCGATGACGCCTGTAGATGTCGGCCCAGGCATAACTGGCGATTCAACTTACACCGTCCCGCTGTCGTTCTCATATCGGTCCGACACCACGCCATAACCCGCCCGTTGGGCAAATCTTGAACCCGCCTCTGCGCGGGTTTTGTCATTTCTGCAAAGAGGAAAACCCATGTCTGTTTACTTCCCCAACGGGGCGACGCTTTCAATCTCCAGCGGTTTCGCCGCCGCCAAGCTGATTTCGGCAATCAGCAACGCAAACCCAGGTGTTGCCACCAGCGCTGCAAACGGCTTTGCCAATGGCGACATCCTTCTGATCACCTCTGGCTGGGAGGACATCAACGAGCGCGCCGTGCGTGTATCCAACGCGGCGGCGGGCGCATTCACCCTGGAAGGCATCGACACGTCCAACGTAGCTTTCTTTCCCGATGGCATCAGCGGCGGTACCGCCAAGAAAGTGACCGGCTGGGTAGCCGTCAACCAAGTGATCGGCAACTCCATGTCCGGCGGCGAACAGCAATACTGGACATACGCGCCGCTCGAAGCGCGCCGTGACAAGCAGATCCCGACAACCAAAAATGCGCAGGCGTTCGCTTTCCAACTGGCTGACGATGACAGCCTGGCCTGGTACGAAGAACTGGATAAGGCCGATCGGGAGAAGGAAGTGCGCATCTTGCGTATGTCGCTGCCCAACGGCAAAACGATTTACTACGCAGGCTATGCATCCTTCAACAAGACCCCAACGCTGGTGCGCAACGAAGGTGCGGCCGTTTCCTTTGGCTTCACCATCAACGCTGAAATCACCGCGTATCGCGCGCCGGTTGCTGCTGGCGGCGGGGCCTAATCATGGCGAAGTTCAAGATTGCGCAAGCGCCAACTTTCGCCGGTGCGGTGATGGTCCCGGTAGTTGGTCAAGAACCGGTGAAGGTGGGATTCACCTTCAAATATCGAGACCGCATCGAACTTGCCGCGCTGTTCGATGGATGGAATCAGAGACAAAAGCAAAGTCTCGAACAGTTCGGCGACAAGCCCACGATGACGCAGATCGTTGCGGCCGACACCGAAAACCAAGTTCAGCAGATCAAGGATCTGGTTGTTGGCTGGGAGTTCGATGACAAGTTCGACGATGATGGCATCAAGGCGCTGGTGACCTCATGCCACGGCGCGACCGAGGCCGTGGTGGATGCTTATCAGGCTGCCTACGCCAAGGCCCGCACGGGAAACTGATTCGCGCCGCCCGAGCCATGTATGAGCCCCCTCCGAATGCGGAGCAACTTGCCGCATTCGGGTTGGACGCAGAGGACATCGAAGAGGAATTCGAAGTTTGGCCGTGCCTTTGGCCAGCCTTCCTTCTGTTCAACAGGATGTCCACTCAGTGGCGTGCAGGCACCGGTGGCGCTATCGGTCTCGACTACAGCAGCATCCGCGACGTGGCCGGCTTCCTCGGTATCAAGAAAAAGAAACTCGCTGAAATCTTCCCTGACCTTCAGGTGCTGGAAGGCGAAGCCCTGCGCGTCATGGCAGAGGAAAGGGAAAACAGCCCGTAAACGCGGGCATCTATTCAAGGTGAGTCGATGAACATTGCAGAACTCGGCGTCAAGATCGACTCGGCCGATGCTATTCAGGCCAAAACCAGCCTAGATGAAATGGCGAAGGCCGGCGGCCGCGCCGAGCAGTCCGCCGTTTCGTTGATGAATGAAATGCAGGCGCTGGAGAAATCGCTCTCTACCAACGCCAAGACCACGCAGGATCTCGCAAAACAGCGGGAAGCGTTGGCGAAGCTCACCAAGACTGGTGCTTATGGTGAGGCTGAGGCCGCGAAGATATCGGCGCAGCTCGACAAGCAGCAGGTAGCGCTGGCCAAGTCGGCCATGGATGAGCAGAAGGCCCTGAATAGCCTACTGGGCGCCATCGACCCCGCCCGCGCCGCACTGGCGAAGCTGGATACGCAGGTCGAGCAACTGGGCAAACACTTGGATGCCGGCCGGATCAGCCAGGACGAGTACAACACCGCCCTGGGCAAGATCGACAAGGACTACGACAAGCTCAACAAAACCACCACCGGCTTCGACAAGCTGCGCCTCGGAACTCGCCAGGCGCAGGAAAACGTCGTGCAACTGGGTAATGCGTTGTCTTCGGGAGACTGGGGTAGCGGCGTTCGCGCAGTCGCACAACTGGGCGCTGGTGCGGGCGAGGGTGCGGCGGGACTGCTCGCCATTCTTGGCCCTCTTGCGCTGGCCACCGCCGCAGTGGGTGGGCTGGCATACGCTTTCTACAAGGGCAGCGAAGAGCAGGACAGCTACAACAAATCGCTAATCCTCACCGGCAATTACGCCGGTGTGAGTGCCGGGCAATTGGGCGACATGGCCCGCCAGGTCAGCGCAACCGTTGGCACCACTGGCCAAGCAGCAGCCGTGCTGGCTTTGCTGGCCGACAACGGGAAGATCGCCGGCGAGAGCTTCACCGGAATCACCCAAGCAGCCGTGTCGATGCAGGAAGCGACAGGCAAGGCGGTGAGCGAGACAGTTGCCGAGTTTTCCAAGCTCGCTGACGACC